CTTCATGTACTCAGAGAGTCGGTCAATCACAGGGCCAACGTCGCGGATTTCCTCATACAACTCGTCGAACTCCGTATCCGTCAGGAGAACATTCTGGTAACGGCCAAAGGTGCGCGTGGGTTCTACTGCCCCTGATGCTGAAGCTCCCGCTGGAGTTGCCGTTGGAGTTGATGCTGGTGTTGATGTTGGTGTTGATGTTGGTGTTGATGTTGGGGTTGGTGTTGGTTGAATCTGTTGACACCCGTCAACACCTGTTGACACCTGTTGGCTGCTGTCAGCAAGTGCCTGCCTTTTCGCCGCGCTGGCCTGGCCTGCCTTGCGCTTCTTCTCCACCAGCTCCTCATACCTGGCAGAATCCCGGTCGATGCTGTTGGCAACAAAGGGCCACACCGCCGCCAGAACGCCGTCCATAGGCGGGATGGTGCCATGCTCCCCATACTCCATGATCGCCTCGAACAGGCGGCCCTTGGTTTCGTAATCAAGCCCCTTGATGGAGTGCCCCGTCTCGAAGTAGATCATCACACCGGGTTTCTTTGCCATTTGTATCACCACCTAAACTATATTTCTTGACCCGGCACTTCTCGCCGAAACGGTTCGTCACTTCCACCCATTCGCAGTCGATCTCATAGCCGCTCTTGCGAAGGTTGGAAATGCGGGAGGCAAGGCGCATCACGCCCAGCTCAGTCAGGGCTTCGAGTTGTGTGACGCTGCCGTGCTTCTCCATATAGGCCAGGATGCGGCTGCATTGCGTAGGGTTACTGTTCGTCATTTTTCATCACCTTTCTTTCGTGCTTTGTTTTCTTCAATGGAGCGCTGAACGCCAACCGGCAGGGGGTGCTCCTTGGCTGCGTGCTTACCCAGCTCCACGCGCCCGATCCACTTGAAGTTGCAGCCCGCCTTGCACTCCCGGCAGATGCAGACATCGGTGCAGGTGGTGCAGTCCATCTCGTGCCCAGGGGTCACGTCGCAGGGCTTGGTGAAGCTGTGGTCACAATGATCGCAGGCCGTCACGCAATGCCGCAGCGCGTCGATCAGAGCTTCCTTGTCAGCCCGCAAGGCGTTGCGCTCCTCGATCAGGAGTCGGATGTCGTTCAGAAGGTTCATATCCTGCTTGTCCATCTTCATTCCTCCGGCGGCAGCTCAGGCATCGGCTGCCAGTGTGTCACGCTCCACGCAGGGAGCACATTGTTGTAAGTGATGCTCCACCAGTCCTTGCTGTTGCGGGTGTGACCGCAGCAAGCCAGTTCGATGTGCCTGCCCTTGCCCACGCCGACAACGGCCAGGACGGTGACCTTCGGGGCGGGCTTGCGGTCTTTTACTTTGATCCATCCACCCATTCTTCCACCACCTTCACAACGTCCACATACTTGCAGGAAACCTCGTGGGTCGTCCTGGTCTCTTTTTCGCCGTTGTCCAGCACCTTCTCATATTCACGGCTCTGGAAGCGGCCCTTCAGTGCGACCAGCGTGCCGACCTCCAGCGCGCTGACCTTCAAGGCCGCCCTACCCCAGCAGATGCAGGGGATGTACGAGCTGCGGTGGTCGTGGTTGACAGCGATCATGAAATCGCAGATTTCCCGGCCCAGGGGCGTTTCTCGGTAGACCGTCGGGCGGCAGATCACGCCCTGCAGCGCCACCTGATTGTCGTCGGCGGGCTGTTCTGCATCGCTGATTTCCTGGACGTGCATTACTGTGTAGTGCCGGAACTTGCCCTGCACCTCCTTGTTGTACGACCTCAGCTCGCCCCGCAGGCGGAGGTGTCGGCCATACAGCTCGGTCACCTTGACCATGCTGCACATGGTCTTACCAGGCATACCACCAACCAGCTCCGCGGGAATGCTGATGGGCAGATAGTCAAACGTGCCGGACTGACGCTGCACGGCCAGAGTGCCGTCGAAGATCGTGTCGCCGTGCTTGTTGGTGATCGCGTTGATCTCGCCATGCAGGCGGCCAACGATCTCAGCGTGGTCGTGATGGTGTTGCATTCTTATGTATCCTCCTTATCGAATAGGCGTGATGTCTTCACGCTTGACCATCATGGTCATATGCTGCCGGGATGCAAGGGCGACCTTGACGTACTTCTTGTCGATCCGGTGGACGATGACCACCTTGCGGCCCTTCCAGTTGACGGTGCGACCTACCCACAGAAACATGCGTTATTCCTCCTTCGTCGGCTTAGAAAAGTCGTATTCCTCGAATTTTGCTGCGCTGTCCAGGAAGCGTACCTTGTGCGGCAGCACTTCCGCCACGGTTCCGTCCTCATACTCGACCAGGGCAAAGAGACAGGATACATGCCCGCCGCAGTGACCGCCCTTCATGATCGACGGGGGTACAATCTCCTCTCGGATCGTCCAACGATGCCACATGGCATTCCTGCCATCCACCAGGCAGGGACGGAAGTCGAATTTGATCACAAAATCACAGCCTGCCATTTTCACCAGGCACCTCCTTCGGCAACTCAGGCAGCGGCATCCAGTGGGTGACATCGAACAGCGGCGCGGGATAATTTACCCATTCACCATTTGCTATTATGTCATCACAGGTAAAAGTGTTTTCGTTATCGTCTCGGACAAAAACAATGACAAGATCGGAGCATGTCCCCCCTTTGCCGTCCTCAATCATGTTGCTTTCTTCCGGCAGCCTCTCCTCCACGGGAATCCAGCGGGGGACGCGGGATTGTTCATCACGAAGGTGTTTTATAGTGCCAGACAACTGCGTAATGGTGGCTTCAGAACGCACCTTGTCTTCTTCCAGCTGCAGGATGCGGGCGAGGGCATCTTCATCCTTGTTCTCGATGCAGTTGAGCTGGGAAACATAGGGGCATTTGACTCCGCAGTCTTCCCCATTGATCTTCCCGCAGCACTCCAGCCCCTTCTTGATCTTGTCAGGCGAACGCATCATTCTCCACCTCCTTGCACCCTCTGCACAGCTCTCGTATTACATCGCGCTCCGTGATAAGTTCAACGAAGCCATCCATGCAATCGTTGTGAACTCGTGCTTCTGCATGCCGGTCACACTTGTTGCAGTCAGCCCGGCAAACGTAGTATCCATCCTGCCAATCGTCTTTCCAACGGATTGTGCCTCTCGCAACGGCTTGGCAGGGCTTCAGGTCAGGCGTTTTCATCCTTCCGCACCTCCATCCAGCGTCGCACGAGCTCCTCCCATCTTCGCCCCACAGTGAGGGCAGAACTTGAACCAATGGCCCCTCACCCGAAAGTACGCTGCATGGCAGTTGCTGCACACCACCTCTCCACTCACCGTGATGTGCGTATCGGTACGATATGGCCTATAGCCCCACCGCCCATGCACCACCTCCACAGCGTCCACAGTGGGGGCATTGTCAATCATCTGTTTCAGTGCAACCTGCACCATTGCAACCGTTCTCCCGCATCCGCGTCCGCCGAACCGAACGCCATTCATCGCATTGTGCTGGTCGGGCTCCAGATCCAGCGCATTCGCGTCAATCAATCGCATGTCAGCCATCAGAAGCACCTCCGTCCATCTTCGCGCCGCACATAGAGCAGAACGGGTGCTGAACATATGCGCCGCTTTCAAGAGCGAAGCAATTGTCACACTGGTACCAGTCGATGCCACCCTTTACACGCTGTCCGATGTGGATGTACTTCGCATGCCGCACAACAGGTTCAGCGGGGAATCTTGCAATGTCATTGCAATCAATCGTCCCGCCGACATGATTCAGAGCAAAATTCATCAGCGCACTTCTGCTGATAAGGTCACTCATTGTTGTTCCTCCTTCGCGTCCATCTTCGCGCCGCAGTTGGGGCAGTATAGATAATGGTCGATTGCTGAGCCGTAGTGCTGGAAACCACAGGCGGAGCACTCATCGCCTTCGAGCTGGTGCCGCCAGTCCTCGAAGCACCGTTTCCACAGCCCATGCTTTGCCGGGATGTTGAGGGCTGCGATCCTGTCAATGGCCTGCTGCGGCGTGTGGCCGTCCCACTCCGGCGCTCGGTCAAGCTCTTTGCAGTTGAACATGTCCCAATACGGGTCGATGTCGTAGTGGTAGGATGCCTGGCCGTCCGGGGTGTTGATGCCCACGATGAACATGCCATCGTACATCGTGCAGTCGTGGTGCAGCTTCGCCTTCCAGCACAGATCGGGGTAGTTGCGGACGATCACGGAGAACAGCTTCGCCCGGTGGTCATACAGCTCGTTGAAGGTGTGGTACCCGTCGCTGGTGTCGCCGTTCCCATCTGCCTCGGGAGCGATCCGCACCTTTTCAAGCGCCGCGCTGAGAAGGATGTATTGCTTCCCGCTAATCATCACGGTGTTCTGGCGTTTCAATGATAGCCGCAGCGCTTTGCGGCTGATCAGGTCATTCTGCATGGGATGCCTCCTTCCAGATGGTCGAATAGTCAATGGCCCTCTGCGATATGATGCAATCGCGGGTGAATACGATCTCGTATTCGCTCACAACGCGGCAGCTCGTGATCTCGAACTCCCACACCCCATAGCCCATCGCCAGCATTTCCAGCACATCCTGGCGGCTGAACCAGGCGGTCAGCTTCTCAGGCGTATCGGTGGCGCTGAACCATTGCTTGCCGCCGTAGCGGTAGAAGTCGCTGTCCGGCATGGGGAGGTTTTTCGCCAAGCCGTCACTCAGCTTGGAAAACACAGGATTGAGGCTGCCGTCAAAGTTTCGCCAGATACCGTGACCGCTGGCCTGATTTTCAACGCGGTATGCTTTCATGGTTGTCCTCCTATTTGGTCATCTTCGCAGCGCACACGTGACAGAACACATTGGCTATTTTCGGCTTGAACGAGTGCAGCTTCTCTGCGCCGCAATGGCTGCACCACCTGTCAGAGGCCCAATGAGCATGAACGATCTGCACCGCGTTGGCAGCGGGCGTGTCTTTGATCAAGCGCAGCACTTCCTCCAGCAGCTCCTTCGATTCTGGCTGCGTCGCGCGATCCGTCAGCAGCATCTCCACCGTGCCTTGCAGAACGCCGCGGGGGAGAAGGTCAAAATCATTCATGGTTTGCCTCCCCCATACACCTGCTGAAAGGCCTCCTCATACAGCAGCGGCGTTCCATCCGTGTCCAGCAGCACCGTCATGCCTCCGTCGCTTCCATTGTCATTGTAGAGGTAGCAAATGCCTGTCAGCCTATCTACGATGACTTCCAAATAGATGCTTACTTTACATACTGCGAAGCGATCCTCAAAGGGATTCGGTTCGCCAGCTTCGGATTCCGTGCCGCAGCTGGTCAGCACGGCTGCCAGCATGAACAGCACCAGTACCAGTGAAACAACTCGCATTTTCATTTTTTTCTCCTTTCAGGCGGCCACGGGTGGCCTGTGTGCTGGGCCTTCGTCGTCCCCAGCCTCGCAAACTCACGCCTTGCCTTTTCGTGCCGTTCAGCTTCCTCCATGCAGGACTGCTTCATATCGCATTCGGCGCAGCTATAAATGACAAGGTTCGGGACAGAAAACGCTCCGAAGCACGGCTTGACATTCACACTTTCACACCTCCTGCACCCTCTCAAACGGCTCCGCAAAGTTGATCTCCACACCAGCCTTTTGCAGGGCCTCGTCGATAAGCTCCTCCGTGGTCAGGCGGTTCACGACGTAGTAGTCCATCCTTTTCAGCAGCCGACGATTTCGGATTGTGCCGAAACGGCTAATGTCATGCATTGCGAGGGCCGCTGCCGCGTAGCAGTCCTTGATGACAAACTTCACAGCTGCTTCCCAGCCTGCATTGAAGCCATGCTGATACGTGGTTTCCGCCATCGGGTTTGTTTTGCGGAAGGCCTCAACCTTCTCAGCGAGCTTCTTTTCCAGCCGCTCCTGCTGCCGGGCCTGCTGCCTGGTCATCGTCATTTCCTCCCCACCTCCTTTTGTGAATTGCTTTCATCCGCTGCGAGCTTGCCTCGCGCATGAGGCAGCCACAGGAGCGCGTGTTGTGGTTGTGCAGAAGGTTCTGGCTAAGGACAACAACCTCATTGCCGCACTTGCATCGGCACAGCCACAGGGCATCCGTGTGGCCGGGGCGAACCCTCGACCCTGCTCGGGCGATAACCTCAAGGCGGTCAAACTTCCGCCCGATCAGGTTGTGCACATTGCCCATCGTCACTTCCTCCCGCGGATCACCATGTCGCCGACGGAATAGCGGTTGTAGGTCTCCTCGTCCACGATCCAGGTCGTTGCCTGCCGCCCATCCGTGCTCGTGATGCCCAGCGCGTGCACCCAGGGCGTGTCATCATCCACCGGGAAATATGCCGGGTGGTAGGTCTTGCTGTCAATGTGGCCCGTCATGGGGGCCGGATTGCCCGCCAGCAGGTAGATCGACCCTGCCACGAAGGCCAGGGCCAGCACCAGGCAGATGATGCTGATGATAATATCCTTACTCATTTGTAGTCGTCTCCTTCTCTTTCAGATCGTGACCGGCCTCGAACTCGCGGTACAGGTGGAACCAGTCCTCCAGGCGCATGGTCACGAGGATGTCAGCGTTGTTTTTCTTATGGAATACGGCGGGGAGGTTGCCCTTGCCGCTCGCCTCTGCGTCGCGGATCGCCTGCGCCATCCACTCATAGAGGCTCATTTTTTCGACGTGCTTGGCCTCAACGTGAATGCCGGGCAATCCTACCACGTCGGACGCATCGCCCGTGTTGCCGCAATATTGGGCCGTTCTGCGGGCATCGTAGCCGTACTCACGAAAGCGGGAGGCAAGGGCGCGCTCGAAGCGCTTGCCCTTGTCCCGTGATGCTTTGCCCATTCAATCACCACCTATCTTTTTTCAAATAAAGAACAATGAAAGTAATGCTATATGAAGCACTTGATCTGTTGCGTATGAGATCAGCTTGTACCTTGCTTTGAGCGTGTCGATGATGTAATGGCTAAGCAAGATCACATACATCTGCCAGCACCATCCAAATACAAAACAGAACGGGACTATGTACAAGAATGTGTGGACAAGCATGTGCCATAGATTGATCCCCTTGGTCATGGCGATGTAATCGCCTTGCAGCACATAATCGCCAACGAAATGGCAGATAAGAAGCGCGTAAAGCGAGGGCATAATCGGAACCGTTTTGGTTACATACAGGATGGGATTAGACTCCATCAGGAGCACCACCTTTCAGTAGCTCAGGGTTGTCGTGGATGTTGCCATCAATGCGGTATACAGCATCATGGTACATGTAGTAGAACCGCTTGCGTTTCTTGTCATCAATCCCAAAGGAGCCGTCTTTGAACACGATCACGCCGCGCCCGGACAAGCCGCTGGTGCGCATCTGTACAACGTCACCCTCGAAAATCTTTTTGCCGGTCTTGTCGGTCAGGCCGGTGTACTGGCCCACGGTGGCGGGGTTAACTTGCCCGTAGCTGCCAAGCAGGGAGGAGTCCGGCGT